AATAAAACCTGTTGAAAAATAAGATGTTGTAGTAGTTTGGGTTACAGAACCTGCATAACCACTTGTTTCAATACCGCCAGCATCACCTAATTGAATTTGTATGCTACTTGAACCATTAGTAGAAACACCGCTAAACATTATTGTTATACGCTTAACCCAGCTAGGGATGCTAGTAAAATCAATGCTTGTTCCGCTTGTTGAGGCTACAGCAGTTCCGCTAGTTAAAACACCTACACCTGTAGGAGTACCAGCAAAAGCAGGGCTAGTTAAAGTAGGTGTTGTTAGCGTAGCACTTGTAAAATTAGGACTATCGCCCGATATAGAAAGTGGCATATTAAACCTCGTTAGTTGGTTCTACTGGAGTTTCAGCAGGAGTTTCAGCAGGAGTTTCAGCAGGTGCTTCCGCTTGTACGGCAATAGCGGCATCGTAAGCGGCTTGTTCTTCTGCTGTGTAATCTACTTGAGTTACTTCGCCTGTTTGTACATCTACAACGATTCGGTGTGTCATATATTAGCCCTCGTAAAGAATATTGATTGAACCTGCGTCAAAAGTGTCTGTGCCGTTTACTGTAGTGATGCGAACACGGTCTAATGTGCCTGATAACGATGGTGAAACACCACTAGAAAATTGAACACCAGTTGAAGTTACAAGACTTACAACAGATGAAGAAACCCAAGTATTTGAATTACATAAACAAAGTGTTACAGTTCCGTTTGTAACACTTGTTGAAAAAACAGCAGATGTAACAACAAACCCAATAGTTGAGGTTATTGCGTTAACAGATGTTGTTGCATAACTTGCGGCAGAAGAATATCCTGATGTATTTACACTTCCTGAACCAACTTGAATTAAAAGATTACTTGCACCGTTTGTACTTACACCATTTAACATCACAGTAATACGCTTTACCCAACTAGGAATGCTAGTAAAGTCAATAGAAGTTCCACTTGTACTTGCAACAGCAGTACCACTTACTAATTGACCATAAGCACCAGTAGAAGCTACTGTCAGTCTAGTAGTACCATTACTTTGTAGTTCGATTGTTCCACTTGTATCAGCAGTTTGTACTAAACCGCTAGATGTGGATGCGTTTAAGGTTACGGACATAGTTATTCCTTATTCATACAAAATGTTAATAGTGCCAGCGTCAAATGTGTCTGTGCCGTTGGTTGTGGTAAGTCGCACTCGGTCTAGTGTTCCTGAAAAAGAAACTGCACCAGCTAACCAATAAGACAATCCACCACTTCCGTCAGTGTATAAAGACCCGTTTGCTGTCCATATGGTGCTAGATAAAGAACTAATAACTATTTGACCCCAATAACTGTTGCCTGCGGCAGTAAAACTAGTTGATGTTAAAGGAAAGCCAACAGTTGAAAGATTATATTGCCCTGCTGTACCTGAATAAAAAGCTGAAGCATTATATCCAGTAGAGATTATTCCACCTGATGTGCCAACACGAACAATCAGAGGGCTAGAGCCGTTGGTGGAAGCACTGCTAAACATTACAGTAATCCGCTTAACCCAACTAGGGATGCTAGTAAAATCAATAGAAGTGCCTGAAGTAGAAGCTACGGCAGTTCCACTAACGATTGCACTATTGACATTATTAGCAACAACTGTGCCTGTTCCAACAGGTAAAGTTAAAACGCTAGTACCTGCTACCGCTTGTTCTTGTAGCGTAACACTTCCGCTAGTTGAGCCTAATAAGACAATAGACATATATTTTCCTTATAAAACGACCCAGCGACTACCGCTCGGGACTGTGACTACGACACCGCTATTAATTGTAATGGGAGATACAGTCGATGCGTTCCTTCCCACAGGAATTTGATACGAAGCCGTTACGACTTGGCTGTTTTCCACAAATACTTGGTCACCGCCATTACCTGTTGCCCCACCGCCAAGTTGACCCCATACGCCTACTTTATAAGACCCTACAGTTGATGCCGAACCTGCGGGGGTGGTAAGCATGGTGTAAGTAAAGCTAGTGGCATCTACTACAGTAATGCTGAAAGTACCATTATAAGCAACAGGAACAGCACCACTAACTGTTACAAAAGTGCCTGAAGTTAGGTTATGGTTTGCAACAGTTGTTAGGGTAGCGGTGGTTGTTACATTTGTAATCGAACTAATAGTTTGACCATTGTAGGTTGTATAACCTTCAAAAGCCTGTAATGTGGTGTTATAGCGTACCGAACCTATTGCTGGGGTAGCAGAGCGTTGGGCGGTTGTGCCGTTAGGTATTTTTATTTGACCTGTGCCGTTTACCGCTAAATTACCACCGATTGTGGTATCTCCAGTAACCGCTAATGTGCTACTTAAAATAGTAGCCCCTGTAACAGTCAAGGTAGAAGAACAGACTACAGCACCAGTAAATGTTGGGGTACTAAATTGACCATAATTAACCGCATCGCCAGTTAATGAGGCGTTTGCAAGGTTGGTTACTTTGTTGTTGTTAAGGTTTAGTGGCCCTGTCATTGGGGTCTGACCATCTGCCGCTACTGAATCCGTCATAGCAGAAGCCAAATCGTTCATGGTGTTATTAGCCCATGAGGTCGATATAACTGTTCCAGTTACTACTGGATTGCCCGCTGGGAGTGTATAGACTCCCGATCCGTTTCTACTCATTTTGATTCCTCGACTATTTCAGGTTTTTGTGCAATATAACCGCCTACTATTGAATTAACCAATGTTTGCGCTTTAGCAGACTTTGGCCCAGTTCTAGCAAGTTCTTCCAATTTAGATACAGAATCGGGGTCAACCAACATTTTAGACAGCAAAGTAGCATTTCTAGATAATTGCATATCCTCTAAGAAATTAACCACATTAGATGGTTTTAACGGGGTTGCTACCTTACTTGCCATTCCACGCTTTAATTCCTCTGAGGTCATTTGGTTAAATGCCGTTGCTGAGTTAGCTGGCATACGCTGACCTTGGGCTTGCATAACATCTAAGAACCGTTCAAATCCTTGCCATGCTTGCATACCGCTTGTTTCGGTTACCAAGGTACGCAAGTTGTCACGCTGTTGTTTGTTACCAGCAATGGTACTTGCAAATTTAGGGCCACCAAACTGGTTCTGTACGCCACCAACATTTTGGGTAGTTTCGTTAAATATGCTTTCTAGGTTTTGGCGTGTCCACTCAGGTAATGCGTTAGGGTCTTTTCTGCGTAGCAGATCAGCCGTGCGCTTAATGTCGGCAGGGTATAAAGATACGGGTTTTTGTGGCATTAAGACATCTGCGCCCGTAGCACCTTCTGCAATTTGACCTACTGGCCCTTGTTTTAAGGGTGTTATTTGGGTTTTTTGCGCTACCTCGTAATTGGTACTTCCTTGGGCGTAAGTGGGTGATTTAGACGATAAATACTGGTCTAGTTCACGGCTTGCACCAAAAGCATTAGCGGCTTTAGCTTTGTCCTCGCTTGAAGATACGGCTTTAGAAAAGTTACGGTATTGAGAATCAAGGTATATCTTGGCGGCATTCAATACTCTTGGATTGTTTTCAGTTAAACCTTTAACGCCCGAATACGGGTCTTTTGTTACATGATTAATAGCGTCATCAATTGCTGAATTTTGCTTTAATGCGCTGATCTCGTTAGGCAATATAGGTAATGGTTTACCAGCACCTAAAACATTCATTTGGTTCATGCCCTGCTGATAAAAAGGCGTTACTTTTTGCGTAACACCTCGTTCAGCACCACGAATAACATCTTGACCTGCTTGTTGTAAATTAAATGGGGTAGCAGATGTAGGCGCATTAGGGCTAATTTGTGGCATTAGATTGCTAAACGCTTGAGCCTGTCCTTGTGGTCTATTAACCATAAACTGACTCATGATGCCTTGACTTTGCGGTGCATTTTCTAAATATCTTTGTGTGCCAGCCAAAGATTTGTTACCACTTACTTGAGCAATAGCTTCTGCACCCGTAATTGGGCTACCCATGCGGATTGATTCTTTTTGCAACAAGTCTGCTAAACGCAATTGTGCTGGCGTTACATTTCTTAAACCTTGGTTTACAACATCGGAAGCAGTAGTTCTTAGACCGCCAACAGGAACACCTGCCGCAGTCATTGCGCCACCAGTAGCTAAAAATTGAGCAACAGGGCTTTCAACGCCAATGCTGTTTAATAATTCAGAAGTTGATCCACCAACAGCACCCTGAAATGCGGTGCGACCTACTTGGCTACCTATTTCTCTACTAGCGGGCAATAATGGCTTTGTTGCTACCGCTTTGGTCATAGAGAAGGGGTTTAAACCACCGCCAGCCATCAATTCTGTAGTAAACCCAGCTACCCTACCTACTGGCGATTTAAACTCAGCTTCGGGCGTAATAATGCCTTTTTCGGTTAAATAAGTACGCATAGGTGTAGCCGCCCTTGGCATTGGCATACCTTCAGTAGTTCCGTACTGATACAACCTTCTTAAATTGTCTTTGTAACCTAAAAATACATCCCCAAGACCACTAACGCCTTTAAGCATACTTTGCGTTAATTTTCTAGGAACGCTGGCATCTTTAGTTTCACCTAAAACGCTGGTGTATTGTCCAGCTTGTATGCCTTCTTCAGCTTTAGCTTCACGATATGCTTCTGCCACCGTTTCAAATTCAGGCGTACCTTTTTTGGCTTCGTTTCTAACAAGCCATTCAGCGTATTCGGTTGCGTTTGCCATATTAAGGTTTAGGATTAGGTTTATTTATAATTTGATCTGCTTTTGCTCTTACATCAGAAGTAGATTCTCCAAAAATACTTGGGTTTACTTCAAGCTGATAGTAAGGAACAGAATTTGGACTATCTTTAGCCAATGCGCTCATCATTGATTGGTGCTGGTCATAAGTAAATTTAGCAGAGCGTTTAGCGGCATTAGCAAGTATTCTAAGTTCGCCAGCGGTTAAAGATACATCGCCTGACATAGCCCGTTGTGCCAATGCTCCTTCAGATTCGGTAATTGCACCCTCGCCACGCATTTGTTTACGACCTTGCAAAGTAAGCTGTGCCAAACCTTGAATTGCTTGACGAGTATTAGCAACAATTTCTTCTGTTCTATTACCAGTAACGCCCAACATTTGACCAATTTGAGCAATTTGTAATTTTTGGTTTGCACCTGCGCCTGTAAATATTTTGTTTGTATCTAAAGACTGAATAATGCGGTTTGCGGCATCTGCTTGTTGAATTGCTCCGCTAGTTGCTGTTTTGGATGCAACCAACATTTGACCAACCTCTCCAACCACACCTTTGCCAAGCATATTACTAAAATCAAATTTACTAGCACCAGCAGAAGTTTTGCTTTCAACCAATTGTTTAGCGTATGCCGCTTGTTCTGCTGTCCATGATTTAGGATCGGCTGGTAATCTACCAACAGCAATAGCGTATTTAATAACATCAGGTTGTTTACCTGCACCTTGGTATAAAGGTTTAAATGTATTTGGATCAAGCAATACATCATCAACGTTAACCTTCATTGGCCCTGCGGTCATTCTAGAAAACGCTAGATCACGCTGTCTTGCGGATGCTTTAGGGTTGTAATATAAACTTGCGTTTGCCGCTTCAGGATTAGGCGGTACAGCCGCAACAGGGGCTACTCGTTTATATTGTGGATTAAGTTCCATGTTTGCGCCAAACATATCAGGCGTGGTCTGCATGGTTAATTTATTGTCAGAACCATAAATACCACCTTCAACGGCTGGCGTACCCCGTTTTATTTTTTCATAATCGGCAAATGCTTCAATCTCACCCTGACGAATGCGGTTAGCTAAGTCCATCGCTTTTTCATCCGCTTTGTACATTCCATATGTACCTAGTGCGGTATTTAATAGGTTAGCTAAGTTTTGTGTAGGGGCTACAGGAATAAACCGACCGCCTACCATCTGCGGTTGGGGCTGTTGCTGACCTTGAGCAATAAGCATTTCAGCCAGCTTGCGCTGACGATCCATGCCTAATATTTCAGGTTGATAGGGATTTGAATATTGGTCTAACGGATTTGCCATAATTTATCCTGCAAACGGAATATCAAATGACATAAATTCAGGCCCACCCTGATTCATTAGCATTTGCTGTTGATTTGTAGCTGGTAACAAAGCGTCTTTCATATACTGACCTTGTTGAGCATATGCGCCTTGAGGTGTGCCACCATAGGGTGCTTTGCTCTCTCTAAGCATTTGCGCTAAGGCATAAGGGTTAATACCAGTTGAATACCCTTGACCTACAGGTGAACCAAGGTTTTGTTGCAACAATGCACGGTGCATTTGTTCTTGTGCGGCTTCATTCATAAATACAGGTCGCTGACCCGATACATCCTGCATATTTTCCATCATCAATGGTTTTTGTGGTGTAAACGGATTCATAGAAAACCTTTATAAATAGATGATTCTGCTGTTAATACATTATCGATTTTTTTTACTATTTCGACAATAGATTGGTACTTAGCAGGGTGGTTCTTTTTGATGTAATTAAACCGTTCTGCGCTTTCTGCCATGTAAGCGGTGCAGTTCCAGCAATCAAGACTAGAATGCGCCATCGATAGTCTTTCGTCTATTACGACATCTTTGCTTTTTAAATAGTCAATAACCTCGCTATCAGACCATGCCTCTATCGGAAAGTTGTACTCAATCCCGTTCTCAATGTGACCTGACTTAACTGGCGCACGGTGACCCTCAGATTGGCGTTGTCCACGAATAACTCCCGTAATACCTAACCTACGCACCTCTGCGTCACAGGGTATCCAAAAGTTCTCAGAACAGCACTCAAAGTAGCTACGCACCTTAAAGTCTTTAACGCTAGTAACGGCTTGCCCTAAAACGGTGTAATTCACGGGTACTACATCTACAGGGTAACCCCTAGCCTTAACAGACTCAGGTTGATTTGTTTTGATTTCTAGAAAATGCGGTACTTTTGCCCGTGTTTCTTCCATCAATTCTTCTATCTCAGGAAAACTAGCCCCCATGTTGACCCAAACTACCGTTGTTTTGTGTAGGTAGTCTTTAATCAGGTGCAAACAGGCAATAGAATCCTTACCGCCTGAAAACATCAAAGCGACCTTTTCGTGGCGGTCAAAGAAGTCTTGCATTAGAACGCTATCATTCCGCCAGCCATTAATGCTGATCCACCAAGGCTATATAAACCTTGAGTATTGGCGTTTTGGCTTGCCATCTGAGCGTTATAGGCGTTCATAGCCGCATTACCTTGGGCTTGTGCCGCACCTAACAGGTCAGGGCCAGCCGTTGCCGCTTGCATAGCTGGGTTAACAAACTGTGGGTTTGTCACCTGAGAACCACTACGAACAGCGTTTAAGGTGTTAATTGGTTCATTGCGTTGGTAAGCAAGTTCACCGAATGCAGATGCCCTTGCACGGTTACCTACATCAAATCCTTGGGTGGTTGCGCCCAGCATTAAGTCATTTTGTTTCTGCTCAAAGTTGCGTATTGCTCGGTCATAAGCCTCAGACCCTAGTTGAACGCCTTGATTGGCTAGTTGTTGTTCTAGTCTTTCCCGACCCTGTTGCATGGATGGGGCAAGTCTACGCAAGTAAGCGTCTGTATAGGTTTCACCAGCGTTTATGCCTAAACTTGGTAACTGGCTAGTATCAAACGGCTGGGAGATCATTTTCTCTACATAACCAAGACCTTTTTGACCTAATTGACCAGTACCAATACTTAACTGGTTTTGAATATCAAAAAGTTGTTGCTGTTCAGGGCTGAACTTTTGGGTAGCTGACCACATTGGGTTGCCGTACTTATCCTCGCCTGACATAGTGTATTCAAGCGAACCATAAGGGGTAAATTGATTAACCCGATTGGCGGCAATATTAGCCCGTGCCGCATCTAAGTTGCCCTGCGCTGTTTCTTTAGCCGCACCTGCGTAATCAGGTGGTGGTGGCGCACTTCCCCCGCCTTTTCCCATATCTTTCTCCTATAAACCTACATTTATCTTTCGTCATCACGAAAAACAACAAATCGCCTGAAGGAAAAACATCAAGTAATTGGGCTTTTTCCTCAAAACCTAAATTTTTAACAAATTTTATTGATGCCTCATTATTACTAACCACAGGAACAATGATTTTGTCTACACCTAATTGTACAAAAGGATAGTCAAAAATGATATTCAAATATTCGGGGGTCATCTGCCGTGTTAGGGCTATATGACAAACTACAGATACCTTGTTGTAATCCTCGTACCAAACACCCGCACATATTTCACCATCCTTAATCCAGCCTATTGCGGTCGAGTTTTCGGGTGTAAAGACCATGCCACATTGGTTGCCTACCCATGTACCAACAGCCATTTTGTCTAAACATAGCACCTATAAGACTCCACCTTTTTCCATTACATAGTCTGTACTAGCCCAGCGCACATCAATATCTTGCGATGCAATATTAATATTAATTCCTGCCGCATAGCCTATACCTGTCACGCCCTGCCAATTTTTAGAGATATTGTTGCCACCGCCCCATTCCACATCATCCCAAAGGCTAGTATCCCAAACGCCCACACTAATTAAGGCGGGGTTATAGCTGATCTGTCCTAGTGAACTTTGGGTTTCAAAATCGGTGTTTATACCGCATAAAACGGTCGGTGTGCCGTTATCTACGAATAGGATAGGGCGTACCATTGTGAAGCGTTTTAACTGCCCCCTAGCGTCAAAATAGCTGTACGCTTGCTGGCAGGTAGCCTTGATATTGTTGTCATTGTCCGATAAGCCATCATAGAACTTACCGACAAAACCGTTACCGCCAAAGTACATATCTTCGTTATGTGACTCAAAGCAGGTAGCCTTAATCCCAGTAAAGTTAGCCCACGCCTTAGTAATATTGTGCATTACAAACTGTTGTTGTCCACCGATCACGGGGATATTAAATATCAACATATTGAACTTGGCGTAATACTGGATTTGCCAGCCAAATTCCGTGCTGTAAAGGTCTGCGGCTTCACTTACTGCGTTATATATCTTATCGGTAATAAAGATACGGGGGTCTAGGCGGGTAGACTGCAAAGAACCAGCCAAGGGTACGATCCCGTCTTGGGTAATTAGCAATAAATCGCCACCAAACTTAAAGAAACAGCGTCTAGTAAAGATTTGACCCAGTTGCCATACGCCAATTAACGCCCAATCGTTAGGGTCAGATGGGTCAGAACCCTTATAAACAATGGCTTCTCCGTTATTGGTAACAAAAACAGCGTAATCGTCTACCCCGTAACCTGCGTCTAGTGTCCAAGTACCCATTGCCTGAATAAAACCACCCATACGGGCTACACCGCCAAGGTCGTAAGAGGTTGCCGCACCGCTAATAGCGTTAGCACCTAGATACCAAAACTTTAGGGTGTTTTCTTGCACAAAATATAGGCGTTCTTTGTGCAGATTGACATGGGCTAAGTTAGCAGAATCAATACCAGTAATAAATTTAGCGACTGTGTAAGACCCTAATGGGCTTGCAGGGCTAGTTGCTGGGGCTGATAGTGCTGTATAAGTAAAGCTTGTACCACTTGTAACGGTAATTCTAAATGTGCCGTTGTACTGGGATGGGCTTGCACCCGTAATGGTGACCTGATTGCCTGTTACTAGACCATGTGCGGTGCTAGTTACTAGCGTACAAGTCGTGCCTGACGAGGTTAGGTTGCTGATTGTTTGTGCGGTGCTGATATTAGCGTACTTAACCCAAGTCGTACCATCATAAATTATGGCGGCATCGTTACCATTAACTGCGGTTAAGAAGTTACCACCTGCGGTAGACGCATTGACATATTCCCAACGGTCGCTACCCAAGCCAGTAAAGACCGATGTAGCTGTACCACCGCCTGTAACCTCATAAATAACGCTTCCAGCACTAGCAAACAGCTTTTGGGTGTTACCCCCAGCATAGTTCATTAAGGTGTCTACTTGCCCTGTAATGCCTGTGGCAAATTGGGTAAACCCTTTTCTTAACTGAACTTGGGATGGGGTAGGGTAAAAGTTCTCCAAGACCACCGCATCTAGCGGGTTCATTTCGGCAACAGAATCCCTAGCGTTCCACCCACCAATCGGGGCGGCAACAGAAGCGGTAGTAGCTGAAAACTTCTTAGCAACAGGCATAGTTAGCTACCGTAGCCTGTGTCAGGAATATTGGCGTAACCAATAAGCACCTTGCTTGGGTACGGTGCAAACGATAGGGTAGCTGAACCCTTGTCATTCGCCTTAGCTACATTCAGATACCGCATATAGTCTTGCATCAAGGCTGTGGTATCGAATGACTTGATTTGGAAATACTTGAGTTTTGTCGCTAAGACTAATACGGTGTCATCCAATACGGTTGTATCGGTATCAACGGTAAAACTGTTTTTGACTGCTCCAGCGGCACTTCTAGCCCAGCCTTTAGAACGGTACTCAAAACCTAAATATTCTTGTGTGTTGTAGGGTGGCCAAATTTGGAACTGACTACCCAAAATACGCCAGCGAATCCGTGGGCCTGTTGAGATATATCCCGATTTTAGCCACTGCCATTGTTGTGCATCTTCAGGCCCAAGCATCTGCCAATGTTTCGTTTTGTCCCAGTGAGTATTGTCCGTAATGGTTTCAAAGTCAGGGGGTAAATCGTATTTGGTCTGTGAGAAGGTAACAGTTCCACCTACGCTGGTTGCCGATGATAACTGGCTAACAGTTACGGTAGACCCTGCTACGCTTTCTACATAGGTATCTTGTGGAACATTTGTACCGACTACCGAGTAATTGTTATTTAGACCCGTGACATTACCAACATTCAATAGGTTGTAGGTATTGTTGATGGTGTCGCAGGTCGTGGTAATCGCTGTGGTGTAGAAACGGTACTCTAGTTCCAAAGCTTGCCAATCATGCTCCTTAACCAAGTCAAACCCAGCACGGTTCATCAACGCTAGGACTTGTTGCACATCCTGATTGGTGTTACCTGCTACATAGGTAGGAACGGCTAAGTTTAGTTCAGCGGTGACTTGCTGGACTAACTGGAGCATGGTGTATGACATATTAGGCTTCCTCTGTGGCTACCGCTTTTTTACGGGATTTCTTTTCACCAACAGCGGCAAGTATAGCGGCCATCTGATCCTGCATTTGAGCCAGCTTCGCATCTGTTTCTGCTTTTATTTTAGCAGTTTCTAAGTCCTTTTTGGCAAGTTCTTCTTTCAA